CTTCCGCCTCTGCCGAACGTGACGACCTCCGCGCCACCGTGGAGAAGTTGACCGTCGGCGCTTCCTCGGAAGTCGAAGCCCTCAAGGTCGAGGCCTCGGCCAAGGACTCCAAGCTAGTCGAGCTGGAAGGCCTCCTCGCCGTCTCCGCCAAGCAAGTCGAAGAACTGACCGCCAAGGTCGCCGAACTCTCGGCCGTCCAGATCAGTGCCTCCGCCGAAGCCGCGGCCATCGTGGCCAAGGTCGGCGTCGCCGCCGTGGACCTTCCCCAGGGCGACAGCCCGGTCCGTGCTTCCGACAAGGAAATCGCCGAGCAGTACGCCGCGATGCCTTTCGGCAATGAGCGAACCGCGTTCCTCAAGAAGAACCGCGCCGCCATCTTCTCGGCTTCCAAGTAACCCTTTCCCCCCAACCCCCCTCTCTCCTAAACTAATATGTCCAACACCATTGCTGCTCAGCTGATCGTCGACACCCTCGCCGCCCAGTCCCAGACCATCCTCGCGAACCGCCTCGCCGCGCTCCGCAACTTCTCGACCGACTTCTCCACGGACGTCAAGAAGCCGAACGACACCATCCAGGTCGCCATCGCCTCCGCGACGGCCGCCACTCAGGTCAACCCCTCCGCCTTCAATGTCATCGGCGGCACGACCCTCTCGGCCACCTCGGTCGCCCTCGACCACGTCTATCAGCCCTTCGGTCTCGGCTACGCTGACATCCAGAACTCCATCCGCCTTGAGCGCCTGGTGAAGATCAACCTCGACGCCCTCGCCGACAAAATCTGGGCCCTCGCTACCGCCCCCATCACCGTCGCCAACTTCGGCGCCGCTGCCGTGACCGCTGCCGACAGCGCCGTCACCCCGGGCTCCGCTCAGCTCAAGGCCCTCTGGGCCGGTGTCAGCAAGGCCGGCCGCAAGGCCCTGATCGTGAACCCTGGCATCTACAGCCAGCTCATCCCGACCAGCACGACCTCCCTGCCCCTGTCCGAAGGTGCTTACGGTTTCGACGGTGGCGTCTTCTACGCTTCCCAGTTCCCGTCCGAGGCCAAATTGGCCGGCTTCGCCTGTGCGCCTGAGGCCGTGGCCCTCGCCGCCGCCGCCCCTTCCCTCGACCACGTCCGCGACGGTATGCTCGTCTCGGAAGTCGTCGCCCTCGAAGGCCTCGGCATGAGCATCTACTACAACGTGTGGGCCGACAAGAGCACCCGCAACCTGGTTGCCTCGGCTGAACTCATGTTCGGCGCGAACAAGGCGGTCACGAGCGGCACGATCGCCGCGGTCTACAACCCGTAATCGCCGGGGCTTAAAGCCCCACGATGAAAGGCCTCCAGAAATGGGGGCCTTTTTTTTGCCCGAGTCCGCAGATGTATGAGCCTGTACGGTCAAGAGTTTCTGAACGATGCGAAGGAAATCACCTTTGACCTGGGGATTCCCTGCGCCACGGCCGGCTCGACCGTCACCTTTTCGGCCCTTATCTCCGAACCCGCCTACACCACTGGCCTTGAATCTGGGGGCTTTGTGGAGCGGACCCAGTACACCGTCCGCCTACCCGCCGCAACGGCCTCCTGGCTCAAGCCAGATGGGTCTATTGGGGCTTCGGCGGCGGTCATCTCGGCAGGCGTTCCCATCGCCGCCCTAGGCATCGGCAAGAAACTGACGGTTGGGGGGAAGGTCGTCCGCATCACTAGCCAGACTTACAAGACCCTTTCGGCTTGGATCACCCTCGTGGTCATCGACGACAACCAATGATCGCTGAAGGCAGCATCATCCCCAAGAGCCGGGAGGAGTTCATGGCCGCCATCAATCGTTTCGTAATGGGTACGAATGACGGCCTGATAGATGTCTTCCTGGAGCAGGCCGCCCTGATGTGCCGCGACAGTATGATCTTCACCCCTCCGATTGTTAAGGCCGGAGGCGACGGCATGAGCGACGAGGCCCGCATGGTGGGCAATGCCGCCATCAAGGGAGACGTGCATTCGGTCCTAGTCGGCCAGCGGTCGGGCTCGGTCAGTGGACGCCGCGGCCGCCTCTTCCGCAAACTCGGTTCGGCTGCCTTTATGAACAACCCGTCCAAGTTCTGGAAACTGGCCGGGGAGAATACCGACCTCTTCGCCGGCAACGCCCTTTACGCCCGGATGTTCGACAACGGATTCGGGACGGTCCGCTCTTTCCGCAAACTGAAGAACTACTTTAACCGCATCGGCCAAGAGGAGGCAGGGAATACTTTCAACCGTTCCGTAATCGAAACCGTGTCGGGGGTTAAGGAGGTCCATCAAGCTGCGCTCAAGAAGTTCGGCGGCCGCATCAAGAAGAACGGCGGCCCAGGGATTGAGTTTTGGCAGCGCATGGAAGCCAAGGACGCAGTCCTAAAGGAATACATCAAGCAGCGCCAGAAGTCTGTCGGCCGCATCAAGGCAGGCTGGGTCGATACCCTGGCTAAACTCCCCAAGCCCAAAGGCCTTAGCGGACCCAAGTCCCGAGCCAATGCAGGCCGCTCCCAGATTCCCCTCTGGATCAAGAGGCATAGCAACTCGGACGGCATCGTCGCCATGTCTAAACGCACAGTGGGCACGCTCATCTTTGACCTTACAATCGGGAATCAAAAGGGAGATACGGATGGCATTGCAACCGGCGCCGACGTGAAGAACCTTGTCTACGGTAACCGCGTTAAACAGATGCCTGCTATGATGGAAATCATGCTCAGGCATCACACACAAAACTTTAACAAAAAACACGGAATCAAATAACCATGCCCGGAACCTTCTCAGCCCGCCACATCGTCGAGGCCGTCCTCGATACCTTCCTCACCGCCGAGTCTGGCCTTGCTGGCGTGGCCGTCTACACTGGCGACAACGCTGAGATAAACGTCCTGCCCAAGTGCGTGGTCCTCTGCGACTCCGCCCGGACGCCGCCCGAACTGCCCGAGGGGGCTGGCAACTACTACTGCTCGGTCCGCGTCACGATCTTCTCCAACGCCGACGACAACACCCTGACCCAGCACCGCGACCGATGCGCTGCCATCGCCGGCTCAATGTCCAACGTCTCTGGCATCAAGGCCGCCTTCGTTACCGATGGCTCTGCCCTATGCTATGACGTCATCCCCGACTCCGAAGACGAAGGCCGGGACGAGCGCTCCTGGGCGACCGTCCTCAGCTACACCGTCCCGGTGGTCGTGAACCCGACCCCCTAAGGGTTGCCCGTTCCCGCAGTTTCAAAGCCTTAATCCCTTAAAAATTTTTTACCCACCATGTGCGCCGCCATCCTGAACGGAACTTCCTGCATCTACGGCATCGGCTCGGGGACCGTGGCTAATCTCTTCGTCCAGTCCTTCTCCGTTTCGTCCGGCTTCAACAACGAAGACACCGTCCAGAACGAGGCCGGCATCACCGTCACCCATCGCCTGGACGATCGCAAGACGACCCTGAGCATCGACGGCATCTGCAAGACCTCGACCGTCCCCACCCTTGGCGCGACCCTCACCTTCACGACGAACACCCTTTCGGCTTATCCTGCCGGAACCGCTTCGGCGAGCTTCGTAGGAATCGTGACAAAGGTCGACGAGAAGTCGCAGAACAAAGGTTTCTGTAGCGTCTCCGTCGAGGCCGTCGATTACGAAGGTATCACCTACGCTTAATTGACACCGCCCCGAGAGGGGTAGACTCAAGGCGTGGACGGAAGATTCTTACGCGCCTGGACAGACCCGGCGGCCAAGGTGCAAATCCTTGGTCGTTCCGTTTATCCGTTTTGCCTCAAGTACCGCGTGCGGCTGATGGCCATCGAGTCTCCGCTGCTTACTGGCAAGACGGAGCCGACCGCCCTGGACCTATTCGCCGCGGTCAAGATATGCGCCGAGGAACCGCTTGGCGATCTGGAGCCGGCCGAGGTCCGCATGGTCGAGCACCTCGACAAACACCCGGGCAAGTTCGCAGCTGAGATTGAGCGCTTCAGCGAATACTGCATGGTCGACTGTTGGCCTAGGTTCTGGGACACCCCTGAAAAGAAGAAGGGGACGGCCGAAGACATGGGCATCCCTTGGCCGTTAGGCGTGATCGCGGCGCTCATCAAGAACGGCATCGACGAGAAGCGGGCGTGGGAGATGCCCGAGTGTCAGGCCATCTGGATGAACGCGGCTTGGTCTGCGGCCAACGGTTCAGAGTCAAAGATTCTGACGACCGAGGAGGAGGCCTTCATGGAGGAACAGGAGCGGCTCGAAAAGGTTGCCCCTCCCGCAGAGGTAAAGACCCCCGAGACCAATGGCACAGAAACTTGAATATGAATTGAAGGGGAAGTCCGACGTCGAGCAAGTGACGGGGCGGGCGAAGAAGTCCGTCGACTCCTTGGGTGACTCGTTCAAGAAGGCCGGCAGTGACATCGGCAAGAAGCTCGCGGGAATGTTCGCGGCGACCGTTCTCTTCGACAAGGCCCTGAGTTTCCTTAGCAATACCTTTAAGCAACTCGGCGAGGTCGCTGATCAGGTGGACCGAAGCGGCCTATCGGCCGAGCAGTTCCAGGGGTTGGCCTACGCGGCGCAACAGTCCGGCGTGTCCGTCTCCGTCCTGGCTAAGGCGACCCGTCAGCTGCGCGTGGACATGGCCGAAGCTGCCGCCGGCACGGGGAAGAAGGTCGAGATGTTCAAGGCCCTCGGCGTCACCATGGAACAGCTGAAATCAGGCGACGCGACTTCGGTCTTCCTGGCTCTCTCTGCCGCGCTAGGCGGTGGGGCTGATGACTCGGAACGGCTGCTCATTACGACGGCCCTCTTCGGCGACAAGATTGGCAACGACATCCTGCCGATGCTTAACGATTTCCAGAAACTCCAGAAGGACATCGCCGACGCCCCGATCGTGGACGCAAAAACGCTCAAGGCCATGGGTGATTACAACGACGGAATGGACCGGCTCAACGCAAGCATGGTCAAACTCGCCGCCAACCTTTTCAACGTTTATAATAACTATAGCAAGTGGGCTTCTAAGGTCGCCGAAGATGCGGCCACTGGTCTTTTTAATTTCCTAGATAGGTTTGCCCCGGGGGCTGCTTCATCCGCTGTCACTGGCGCAATAACGTCGACCCCGATGGGCGCCGCCCTGGTCGCAATGGGAGCTGATGGCTCGACCACTCCGACTGGCACGACGGCCGCTGCATCTGGAGGCGCCGACAAATCTAAGGCCTTGCTCGCCGCCATCAAGGCAGGTGGCGCTAGCACCGAAAAGGAGAAGGCCGCGGACACGAAGAGCACGTCCTCCAGCACGGGAGCCATCTCCGGCAACGTCATCGGCGTCGGTCAGAACCCGGTCGTCACGGCCCTCCAGGAACAGCAGGGCATCGCCCTCCAGCAGCTGAGTGTCCTCCAGGTCATCGCCTCAAAGTTCGGATACGCGGCGACATACATGGACGTGACCGCCTCAGGCGCTACGCCTAACACCCCTGCAAACGCTTCTACCAACCGCAGCCCCGCAGTAACCAAGAGCAAATAACATGGCCCTAATCAAAGCAGGCAACGACCTGACCACAAAGTTCCTCCAGCCCGGGAGCGTCTATAGCAACGACGGCTACGGCCTGATGAATGCGAGCGCCACCTACATCGTCAACCAGACGATCGGCGGCACGGCCGTCGTCAGCGGTCAGGTCCACCCGGTCTATTCTGATTTCTTCGTCCACAAGTTCAGCTTCACCCGAGGCCCTCTTGAGATGGACACGATAACCGCGGAATATGTCGGCATCAATTCGGCTGTCGGCGAGATCACTGCCCCGAACGTTACCGCGTCTCACGGCCTGACTTCAGAACACATCACGACCCACCCCAACTTCTTCGGCCCTGCTCCTGGCTATTCGACCGCCATCGCTGGCAACGGTACGACATTTACGACCAACCCGAACAACCTTGAGGAACGAATCGGAGGAGTCTTCGGCGCGACGTTCAAGGGCACGGCTACCAACGCCGGCGGATTCCTCGGCTTCAAGGATTCGACCACGTCAGCCAAGCAGTACTATTACGGCAAGACCCACTACCTCTCCCCGATCACGTCCTTCTCCGGGGTCATCTATACGAAGAACCTGGCTAACGTGGCCACCATCCGCGACTCCGTCGGCAAGACATCCTCGGCCAATACGTTCGGCGGCATCAAGCTGCTGCCCGACCACCTCGGGACGACTTGGACTGCCAGCGTCAAGGGAACTACCCGCAACACCATCCTGCTGTCGCAGGCCTCCTTCGAAGATTACTGCGTCCCTGTCGGCGCCGCTCCGAAGATCGTGAAGATTAACTACGAGATTAGGTTTAACCGCGAAGGCTACCCGGCCGAAGTCTATCAGGCTCTTTCCTCGTGAGTATCCAACCCGGCAACGGCTACGGCTTCAGCTCCAGCGGCTACGGCGTCAGCCTGGACGTCTCCGAGCCCTTCAAGGAAATCACGGCCGAGAAGTACCAGCAGTTCCAGTGCATCGTCGTCAACGAGCCTGACGGTTCGGGTGGCTTCAACTACTTCCTCAAGACCTACAAGGGGGTCGTTGACTTCAGTAAGTCGCTATTCCCCTTCTCCCCTGGCGGCGGGTTCCCCTCTTCAGCCGGCGGTCCTACCATGTTCTCTTGGACCGAGAAGCAGGCGCGAATCACGGACTGGGCGGTCTACCGTAACGGCACGCGAACGGCCGGCACGGCCACGGACGGCCCTGCGTTTAACTGGTTCGCCGGCGACGGTAAGGTCGAAATCCTAAACGGCGATTACGAAGGCGGCTCCAACACCTGGCTCGTGACGATTTCCATGATCGACTGGTACGACCTCGACGGCGTCCACGCTGCCGACCGCCTCATCGACGCGGAGATGCCCTTCGTCTCCGTCTTCCCTGCGGACGATACCGAGATGACCGACCGCATTCAGGTCGCCCCTTATAGCAGCATATCGAGCCGTATGATGTTCGTCGGCGACCAAGGGTCTTCGGTCCCTGAGCGCATCGGCTACACCTACAAGAAGATCGCGCAGCTCGATTGGAACGCCACGACCAACTCCTGGGACGTCACCCAATACGAATACGGCCCCATCGACCTCCGCATCAATTGGAACGAGTTGTCTTATGTCGAGGCAGGGACGCCTCCCGACCCGTCCCTGTTTGACGATGCGCGTGCGAACGACTTCGACAACGTCTCAAACTACGCATGGTTCGAGGCTCTGGCCGCCATCCCGGGCTACACCCAGAACCCTGCGGCTTGGTGGTACATCCTCGTCACCTAGCCCATTCGGGCGGGTAGTCCGTAGAGGTCTTTGACGGGATGCCCGCCCCCGCAGTTTTAGAACGCCATGGCCAACACCACCATCTTCTCTAGGGGCGACAGTTTCTCCTGCACCTGGACTTGGATTCCCGGCGCCGGCGAGCCTGCCACCCTTACCGGGACTACAATCACATCGACCCTCCGCGATCACTGCGGCCGCGAGTACGACTTGACCGTGGCCCTAGCCGTTGACGGCCTGTCCTTCTCGACCACCTACGTCGGCGACACCTCTAACTGGTCCATTGGCCTAGGCAGCTGGGACATCCGCTTCCAATTCGCCGGCTCCCCTGTGACCCATTCCAATATCTTCCGCGTCAAGGTGGAGGAGACCATCACTCAAGCATAACATGGCGACCATCAACGGAACATTCAACAGCCTGATCGGCGGGACTATCTCCGGGACCGTCGGGACGCCCGGGCCCCAAGGACCTGCCGGACCCGCTGGCGCTCAGGGTATCCCAGGCGTGGGCGTCCCTGCTGGCGGAACTACGGGCCAATTCCTGACCAAGTCGAGCAACCTCGATTACGCAACCAACTGGTCGACCCTATCCCTCGCCGGCTACGCGACCGAGTCCTGGGTGACCGCTGGTTTTTATCCCTTAAGCGGAAACCCCTCGGGCTTCCTGACGGCCTCGGCGCTTACGCCCTACCTGACCAAAGCCGACAACCTCGGCTCCCTGACCAACTTCAGCTTGGCCCGGGATAACCTTGGCCTAGGCTCCCTCACCACCCCGACCTTTGCGGGCCTCACGTTGCAAGGCTCAGGCGCTAACGTCGGACAGTATACGCCGACCTCCCTGAGCCTGACGCACGCGACATCCGGCTCCTTCGTGATCTCGCCTTCCTCGGGCATCACCTTCCCCGATACGTCCATTCAGACGACCGCCTTCGTCGCCGGCTCCGGCTTGCCCACTGGCGGCACGGTCGGCCAAGTCTTGACGAAGAACTCGGGGACGAACTTCGACGCGTCCTTTGCGACCCTCATCCCGGGCGACCGCTACCTGACGACCTCGACGACGAGCAACACCCTTAGCAATACGAATAAGACCTTCACGATTGGCACCGGCCTCTCTTACACGCCGACCCAAAGCATCACGATCTCTTACGACGCGTCGAACCATATGCACGGCGAGGTACTGACGTACAACTCCGGCACGGGTGTGCTGACCGTGGACATCAATCACCACACCGGGTCGGGAACGTACGCCTCTTGGACGGTCAACGTGGGCGGCGTGACC